AAATGCTTTTGCACCTTCTGTTGTTGAATTAAATAGTAGTTTAAATCTTACTTGAAGTGATTCAGTAAGTCTACCTGCAGCAAATGTGTCTTTAACAAATTTACCAATACCAAAAGTTACAGCAGCTAATGATGCAGCAACACCAACTTTTAAAGTTGTCCCAAGTGCAGCAAAAGTAGATCTTGATCTTGCAGCGGCTACTTCTAAACCTTTTAATCTTTTTGAAGCTATAGTAGCATTTGTACCTAGTTTATTTAAACCAGATTGTAATTTACCTATTTCGCTCTGTCCCTTTACATTAGCAATTATGTCTAATTTTACAGCCATGTTTCCTTTATCCGTTAGTTACTTCAATACTAACTGTATCAAAATGTCTTCTAAAAGCAGCCTCTATAAATTTAGTAGGTGCTTGCTGAGAATGTCCATTATTAAGGAACTCTATATATGTTGTACCATTTGTAACAATAATTTTTTCAGGTTTATCTTTAGGAACCAATATATTAATGTTTGATGATATAGGTGTTTTTTGATTATAGTATGTTTCAGTGTATCCAATGTACCAGCTATTTCTAGCCTGTCCTGTATCAACTGGAGTTGTTAATTTTACGTCAGCAAAAGCTTTTAATGCTCTTGCTCTAAATTCTTGTTCAATTGCCTTATCAATATCTTTAGCTAAATTCTTAGAGGCCGAACTTAGGCCTATAGTAGTTATTGCCATTATATTTTCTTGCCCTTGTTTATACCCTTTTTAATAATGTAACCTTGTGTACCATTGGCACCAGTGTTCACTTCTTTTTTAAGGTTTTTAAATAATTCTTGTTCTTTAATTCTCTTTTTATTGATAAGGGCATATGCAGTTATTTTCTTCGTGTCTCTCATAATTACCTTTCAAGTGGGCAGTTTACACCGCCCATACTATCATTTTTCAGATTTTTTATTTTCCATAAAAGTTATATTATTTCTTTTAGCTATCTTTTTTAATTCATTAAAGCCAGCTTCTAATTTAATATCTTTTTGTTCTTCGCTTTTTGAAAACATATTTAATGATGGAAATAATTCTTTTACCTTAAGTGGTTTAGTACCTTGGTAAGTTGTTTGAGCCAATATAGCAGATCTATGATCTTCTCTCCAACCGTACGGTCTTGTTTCAAAATATTTAATCCAACCCATATATTCTTTGCTGGACATATTATAAATATGATCTAATGTAACACCTAATTGATGAGCCAATTCATATTCTGCTAGCTCTTCTTCCCCAATTCACCACCTTTATCATCTGATGCAGCTAAACCATTATATACAAGAATTTCTTGTGATAGTTCAGTTAATGCTTTAATCGGAAAGTTTTCAAAATCTGAATCTTCCATTTCATTAGCACCTACAACAGTTTGTTTAAATATAGCACTTAAAGTTTTTATACCAGCAACATCATCGGTTTTATTTACATCTAATGTTTTTTGTAAATCCTTTATACCTCTAACTGTTAGTTGTTTTATCTCCACTTCCTGATCCAGGAACGGTACTTTCTTCGTTATCTCTATTATCTTTATGTGTTTCATTTTTAATTTCCTCTAAGGGTTTTATATATAAATGTTTATTATTCGATTCAAAGTCTTCCATCATTTTTCTAATTTTATGTAAAATATCTAATGTTTCAAAGACCTCAACTTTATTATCTACGTCTTGCAGTCTATCATAAGTTTTTCTTATTGATGTATCTACAGATTTTTTTATGTGTAAAGAAGTTATTCTTAATACATAATATTTATTAAATGGTTTATTATCCATGATTTTATCCTATACAATTTAATTAAGCTGGGTAATTAAACCCAGCCTAATATATATTTTATTATGCGTCAGCAAACGGACCAGTATAGTCAGTTGAAGTACTTAAAGTCAAAGTTGCCTGATTTGAATCAGTCAAATTTGGCGATACTTCAAAAGAAGCTATTTGTCCTTTTACGTAAAATGCAGCATTTGCACCAGTAGCTGAATTTTTTACATCCAACTGAAATACATATGTTAATCCATCTTGAACTAAAGCTTGAATTGTATCATGTACACTTGGTACATAATTCAAACTAAATTCTAGTGTTGGAGCATCAGATTGTCCTTGTATTTGGCTACTTACAGATTGTCCGTAACTAGGTACGTTAACAATGTTAGCAGGTTTACCAAATGAAGGAAATTCTCTGATGTTAGTAACATCTACCGAACTTTCAAAATCACCACCAGCACCAATGAAGGTTTGATGTTCAGAATCTGAAGTTGGTAAAGTATAATTACTATCAGCTTTGTATTTTAGTTTAGTGAAAATACCAGCACCTATATTTGAAATTAGAGCCATTTTTGTTTTCTTCCTTTATATTATTTTTGGTTAAATTGATTTGAAATTGACCGTATAGTCTACATTATATAAACCAGCGTCTTTTGGGTCAATTCCAATATTTGTTATAAAGCTATTAGTTGTTTGTAGATATCCAGAGATTACTTCTTGATCTAATAATGTTTTTAGTAAATCAGCAATTTGATATGCTCTTTTCATACCTGCTCCAGCTGGAACAAATATATTACATACAATTTGACCGTTTGCTATTACATCTTGATAAGCTAATTCTGAAGAAAATGGTAATACGGAAACCCGTATCCATTCCTCAGCATTAATTTCCCCTTGATAATTCGCAGGAAATGCTTTGATGTTATTAGATGTCCAAGCGGTGGAAGCAAACAAACCTTCAACAGCTGTCAACATTTGTGATATTGTAGCCATTAAGATTCCCTTCCAACAGTTAAAGTAATAACATAATTATTATCTTCAAATTTATTTATTTTCCAAGTTTTACCTCTAAATACAACAGTGTCGTAATTATCAATTTTCTTAGAATCTAAATAATCTGAATCAAACATTAAATTACATTCTAGTCTAGGTGTATCATCGTTAGTTCTGAATTGATTTTCAACTACCGCTTTCGCAGTAAAAGAAGTATCAGTAGCAGTATCAACAGATTGTGTAGTAAAGTTATAATTACTTACAGTTTTATTTGTAAACACTATATCTTCACCAATATCACCTATGACAAAGTTATAATCACTTACAGTTTTATTTGTAAATACTATATCTTCACCAATATCACCTATGACATTAAATGCCATTTTTACATTATTTTTAATTAGTTTTGAGTAACTCATTAAGCACCTCCACTAACTTTAACTCCTCTATTAGTTGCAGAACTAGCAGGATTATCGAATTTAACAATTATATTTCGAATATGGTCAGGTAATTCGTTAAAATTACTAATTCCAGATCCTAAATCAAATGTTAAAGAAATAGAGCCAACTTTTAAATCTTTCAATCTAGGCGAACCTGATGATTGATCTTCTATTGTGCTCATATTTTTAATCAAGTGTAATGCTAACTCATAGGTAGCTTTTTTGATATCTTCAGGAAAAGTTCCATAACTTGTTGTTGATCTATCATCTTCTAAAGTTTCATACCCACCAGATTTTGTATTCCAATAAGTAATATCTCTAGGCCATGATAAAGGATAAAGGGCGGTAGGCACAGCCGTTCCACCCCAATCCAAGTTATCGAGAATTCCTGTGGCTGTTACTAAAGCTCGTTCAACAGTTTCATCTGTGGCACTATCCCATGCAGATTGGTTAAGTCTATCATAGAAATAACTTTCTGCTTCTGTTATAGTTACAAATGAATTGTATCCTTTTTGTAAAGCCATTATTTTTCTCCGTATCTAATAGTTATAATATTAACCGTGATAAATTGGGAATAAACCAATTTGGTTAACGTTAGTAGCATGTACTGTCCAGTTTGTACCTAGAGCAAGATCAGCATTAGCAGGATATGCAGTTGCACTTCCAGCCCATGAGAATCCTTTAGGGTGCATTATATTACCCCATCTAGATAAAACAGTAACAAGACCACCACCATTACCAGCTAGTTCGTTTCTTTCAATAGCAGTTGGATTAGTCTGTGCAATATCAGAATAATGTACAGATCCAGCTTTAGCTAAGTAAGATACTTTTAAGCCTGCAGGTAGGTTAGCAGTTAACGATTGGTTGTTAATAATAAGTCTAATTTTTCCACCTAGAATAGTAGAGAAATTGAAGTTACCGTCTACAACTGGAGCAACATCAAGAACGTTTTGTTTTCTCATAATGTTGTAAGTTGCAGTATCAACTACTAAGTAGTAGAAAGGCTCTTCAAATTCACCTTTAACTTCAGTGATAGCATCTAATAGAGTATCAAAGAAAGCAGATCTATTGTTAGTTGTGTTTTCAATTGCAAATAATGGATTTGGATCATCACTAGCATCAGAACCAGTATAGAAACCAAAAGTACCAACTTTAGCAGCAGGATCAGAAGTACCAATTGTAGTTGCACCCCAAATTTTGTCAGATACACCATTTAGGATAGATCTTAATTGTAGATCTTCTCTTCTTGCTCTAACTGAAGCAAATTGAGAACCTAAGTATGATAATCCATCAACTTTTGAAATTAGTCTTTGAACTGACATTTCTTGTGCAGCAATATGATCAATATTTTTGATATATACTGCTGATTTATTTGATACTGCCATTTCATTAATAGCAACATCAGTAGCAGTTTCGTTCTGTTTATTAAAAGTAGTTGGATCAGTAAAATCTAACCATCTTAATGTACCAGTGTAATTTTCACCTGAATCATTGATTCTTGCGTCAGAACCAACCATAGCAGTTGATGTTAATAACGCAGCATCAGCTCTTCCAGCTTGTTCGTAAGCAGAAATTGCTCTTGCAATGTTATTAAAGTTTGAACTTATTACAGTCATTTATTTATTTTCCTTTTATTATTTAAAGCACATAATTGTGCGGTTATTATTATAAAAGATAGGTCTTATTGAGACCAATCTCCGGCAACCTTAATTTGCCCTTTGCTAACAGCATTAAGCATTTCATCAGTTGTCATATCTTTTATAGATGACACAGGAGTAGTTCCTGTACTTGGTTTGGCTGGAGTTATTCCAGATCCCATGTTTGCTTTAACAGAAAATAAGAATTCATTATTATCGTCCTTAGCATAATTTGACACTGTCTCATCAATACTAGCTCCGTTTTCATTCACCCAATTTCCTAAAGCATCTTTCTTTAAACTTTTTACAATATCTGAATAGGCCATATTAGCGGCTTTTTCCGATTTGAAGTTTAAAGAGTTAAGCTGAGTACGCACGGCATTATCTCTGCTCAATTCTATGTTCTTTTGTTCATAAGCCTCAAGTTTAGCGTTCATTTCATTTAGTTTCATTTGCATAGCTTCAGAGTGTTTACCTTGTTGTTCAAGGCTAGAAATTTCAGCTTGTCTTTTCTCTACTTTAATTTTCTCAATTTGACTTAAAGCTTCATCTCTTTCTTTATATGCATTATCTAAATTTGATTTGATATTAGATATAGCTTTTGAAACCTCTTGATCAACCAGTTGTTTTACATCCGGTTGTTTAGTTTCATCTGCTGTTTCTTCTTTTACTTGAGTATTGTTTTCAATGTTTTCTGACATTTATTTTTCCTTTGGACACGGCCTTAGTTATATTTTAATTTAAAAACAAAAGATTAATTTGATAATTCTTCTAATTGTTTTAACGAAATTAATTTACCATCTTTATTAGAAAATTGAGAAAATTTAACTTTTCCCGAGTTAAACAAAGTAACTCTTTTTTGGTTTCCTAATACAGCCAGTTTAACTTCATTCGGTTGACTTGATAGCCATTCCGGATAAGTTGTTTTACCTGGTACTTGACCATTGATAGAGGCACGACGACTATCTGATAATCCAGCAATTTTTCGTTTTTGTAATCTATTATTATCTGTATTTAATAATTGATCAGTACTTTTTATTACAGGTATAGTTGTTGATCTACAATTAAAATGTTGTGGTGGTTGTGGTGCATTTTTATTACTTAATGAATAAACTTTACCATCTAATCTTCCACAAATTAAACTAGTTCTACTATCTAAGGTAGCCACATATTGGTAACCTTGAACAACATCATCATTTAATTTATATGTTGTATTTGATACAAAATTAGATGTTTCAGTTATTGCAGTTCTTGTTAATGTTTTTAATTGTGCGGTAGAAGCTAATAATCCACTTTTACCTAAATCCTGAGCTATATTTATCATAGCTTTATTTTGAATCATTCCAGTTTTAACTATACTTTTTATTNTTCTTTGTTCTAAAATACTTATAGATGCTAATTGTTGACTATANGTTCCATTTGATCTAATAATTAAATCATTAACCTTTAAAGTATCTTTTANACCTTTAGCTTTATAAATATTTGTTAAGGCTTTAGCAAAAACANTTTTATAAAATCTAGCNCTTACACCAGCTAATTTATTTAATTCACTAATACCCTCTTTATATATTTTTTTATAAGTTAAACGAATTTCAGTATTTAATTTTCTAGTTAAAACATTTATATTTGTTGTACCAGATAATGCTACAATTCGTTGTAATCTTATTTTGTGTGACGCTAAAATTTTATCAATTTCAGTATCCAATCTCTTTTCGTAAAGAGTAAGTAATGCACGGTGTTTCAGCATTCTTGAATATACATCATCGTTTATAGACATTTATTTTTCCTTAATCAATAGATTTGATTTTAGCAAGTTCATCATCAACTACTTTAGCATGATGAACAATTAAAATATCAGCATTATTAACATCAATTTGTAATCTTGCTTTATTAGTTCTTTGTGTTGATAAGGCAATTAAACTATTTCTCATATTTTCGTTTAAATCCTTTTCATAATATTTTTTATCATTAATTACTATTGATTTATTTTCTTCTTGTTTATTATTTATTATCATATTTATAATCCTATTTTTATCTTCTTCTTTTTCTTCTTATTGTCATTTTTCTTTTTCTTGTACTTCTTACTGTACAACAACATCTTGATTTATTCATGTTTTACTCCCACCAATATATCCACCTATGACACCAATCAATCCAGTAACTGACATTTTCATAAGTGTTATTATACTTTCATCAACAGGTCTATTTTCTTGTAAAGCAACATAATAGTCTCCAACAATAATGATCCCTAATAAAATTAGAACACCACTTGTAATTAATAACACTACAATGTCTTTAAAATTTTTAATCATTATTTTCTCTTTTTCATTTTAATACAAGAATTACCTTTACCTCTTCGGTAACCTGCCCAGCAAGCTTTACCTGCTGAACCCTTTTTCTTTTTATAAGCCATTTTATATCCTTACCATGCTTTGCAAGACCAATATCTTGCTTTTGTTTTAGGACCAGGGCTAGCACAATTATGTCTTGCTCTAAAACTTGCCCTTGCCTTTGGATTGCTTTTTCTTATCCTCATAGTTTTTTCACCAAGCGCTTTAGCTGATGTCCCACCATGACCAAAATTAACTTTTACAACATTACCTTTTGCGTTTTTAACAAAAACTTTAAATTTTTTTACGTCACCACGCATTGGTTTGTTCAAAGTAACTTTTCTTCCTTGATATTCTGCCATAATTAAGTATCCTCACCAGGTTGTTCTATACATGCAAATTTAGTTAATATTTGATATTCATTAATTTGTTCAGTTGTATATTCATTTAATATTAATTTAGATTCAAAATAACCTTTTTGTAAACAATCATTCCAATCATTATATTGACCAGGTTTTATTATTCCTGGACTGCATTGTTGTGCAATAGCAGAACAAATATACATCGTTAATATAAATTTCATATGCTAACCCCACAAATTACCAGTAATAGAACCTTTACTATATTCAGTAGCTCTATTCTCAAAAAAATTTGTATGCTCAACACCATTAATTACCCAGTCAAGCCAACTTAACGGATTATCTTTAATTTTATAATTTGGTTTTAAAGACAATTGTAATAATCTTTTATCAGCAATATACCTTATGTATTGTTTAACTTCTTCAGGTTTTAATCCACGAATACCGCCCATCTCAAAAGCTAGGTCAATAAACTTATCTTCAAGTTCAACCATATCTCTACATGTTTGGTATAATTCAGCTTTAAAATCTTCTGTCCATACTTCAGGATTTTCTTTTACTAATGTATGAAATAATTTAATCATTGATTCAACATGATGTGTTTCATCTCTAATAGACCAAGTAACAATTTGGCACATGCCTTTCATTTTCCCAAATCTTTGAAAGTTTAAAAGCATTACAAATGATGCAAATAATTGTAAACCTTCTCCAAATGCAGAAAAACAAGCAATATCTCTTATTAAACCTTGAGTACCTTTGCCTTTAGATTTAAAAAGATATTCATGTTTATTAGCCATTTCTTTATATTCTTGAAATGCTTTAAAATTAGTTAATTGTGTTTCACCAATAGTATCATTTAATAATGAGTAACTATGAACATGATTAGCTTCAGATGAAACAAAAGATGCAAGCATCATTCTTACTTCAGGAGATTTAAATTTTGGAATATATCTATCCAAGTATGCTTGTGCAATATCTACATCACCTTGAGTAAAAAATTTTAATATTTGGGATACTAAATTCTTTTCTTCCTCAGTTAATCTTTCATTCCAATCCCTTACATCTTCATGCAATGGTACTTCACTAGGAAGCCAATGCATCTTCTGCATTGTTTCATATGCTTCGAACGCCCATTCATAATCGAAGGGCTTATAATAATTTCTAGTATCAAATAAACTCATTTATTTCCTTTTTGGTTTTCCAGTAACAACAATCTTACCATCTTCTTCTTTAACTTTCATCCCAGCTTGTTCTGTCTGTTTTTTAAGTTGACGATATTTTTGTGTTATAGTTAATTTTTTTTTAATCATAATTATTCCTTAACCTTCACAAGCTAAACAATCAGCTTCAGGTATAATTGTTCTTTCAACTTTTTTACTTACTAGTTCAGCACGTTTAATTGCTTCACTTCTACAGTAATATAAAGTTTTTAATTTTTTCTTCCAGGCTAACATATGCGTATCATGTAACTCTTTAATATTAACATCAGCAGGAACAAATACATTTAATGATTGACCTTGACAAATAAATTCTTGTCTATCTGCTGCATGTTCAATAACCCAACTTTGGTTAATTTCAATTGCAGTTTTAAATACATCTTTTTCCCAAGCTGATAGTTCTTTAATATGTAAAACAGAACCTCTATTACCTAAAATTGAAGTCCATGTTTTTTCGTTATTAATACCTTTTGTCTCTAATAGTTTTTCTAAAAATTTATTCTTAACTAAAAAAGAACCAGACATAGTTTTCTGTACATAAGCATTAGCCCTAAAAGGCTCAACACTTGGTGAAGTAGTTCCACAAATAATTGAACTTGAAGCATTAGGAGCGATAGCAAGTAAATGAGCATTTCTCATTCCAGTACCTTCCATATCCGGAGCTTCACCTCTTTTTATAGCTAATCTTTGAGATTCTTTTACTGCTTCTTCTTTTATGTGTTTAAACATTACCTTATTTTTAGCTTTTGCCATAGCAGATTCAAATGCAATATTATTTTTTTGTAAATAAGCATGAAAACCCATAGCGCCAAGACCAATAGATCTTTCTTGAGTTGCACTAAACTTTGCTCTAAATACACTATCAGGTGCATTTTCGATAAAACTTTGTAATACATTATCTAAAAACCTAACTATATCAGATATAAATAATTTATCGTTTTTCCACTCATCATATTTTTCTAAATTAACAGAAGACAAACAACACACTGCTGTTCTATCTTCATTAGTAGGTAAAGTAATTTCAGTACATAAATTTGAATGTCTAACTGATAATCCTAATTTCTTTTGTGTTTCAGGTAATGCATCATTGATATGATCAATAAAACATATATAGGGCTCACCAGTGGCTACTCTGTTTTCAAGTATTTTTAACCACAAATCTCTAGCTGAAACTTTTCTAACAATTTCTTTTGTATGTGGATCTATTAAATTCCAAGTGTCATCATAAGTTGGCTCTTGAATACATTTTTCAATAAGTTCCATAAAGTTATTAGTAATATTTATACCATGATGTAGGTTTAAACATTTTCTATGTATATCCCCACCTGATGGTTTTCTTATATCTAAAAATTCTAATATTTCTGGATGTGATATATCCATATATGCAGCATAACTACCTCTTCTAGTTTTACCTTGGCTAAATGCCATAATTTCTGAATCTACTACTTTTAAAAATGGTACAGTACCTGATGATTGAGATCCACCTGATGTTTTAACTCCATCAGATCTAATATCACCCCAGTATCCACCAATGCCACCACCAATAGATGTTAACCAAGCGTTTTCAGTATAATGATCAGTTAATCCTTCTCTACTATCTCCAACATAATTTAAAAAACAAGAAATAGGCATGCCTCGTTCTGTTCCTCCATTACTTAATATCGGCGTAGAATACATAAACCATAATTTAGATGAATAATCATAAATTCTTTGTGCCATTTCGTCATTATCAGAATAGGCTTTTGCCGCTCTTAAAAATGCTTCTTGGGGACTATTTTCTTCGGGTAGTAAATACCTGTCCTTTAATGTAGTTTTACCAAAATCTGTCAGTAAATTATCTCTATCTTCTATTATCATTATTTATATACCTTCTACGTTTTTTTAAATTATATTTACTGTTTTGACAGTAAGTATTGTTATAGATATCAAATATATTATTAAACTTGAATATAATATATATCTCATTTTTTTTAAATTCTTTTATCTGTTTGCCAATCTATCCATATGTGCATAAATTCTTCCAAAAACTTTATCTAAAGACATAAGTTCTTGTTGCATCATCGCAACTATTGTTTGTAATTCTATTAATGTAATTAACACCCATGTACTAAGCCCCATTAATATTGTACCTAGTAATGCTATCATTGCCGTATTTGTTTTTCTACTCATTGTACTGGTCCGCCAAATAAAGCCAGTAAAGTCATCATTACTATTAATAATGCTGTAAATTTGTAATTCATATTAATATTCCTCTTAATAAGTTTACTATATTTATTTCCTTCTTCTCTTTTTACATTTCGGACATTGTTTAATTTCGTTTAATTTTTTAGTCCATAATACTCTAAAAAATGGTTGAACAACCCCAACGGCTATTGCACCAATTATTATAGCTGACATAGACTGTGTAGTTATACCTGCTGTTACCCCAAATAAAGTAGCAGTAACTATTGTATCATTATTCATCATTATAGTTCCATAATTTCCTTTGTGATGCCCCCTATTTCTAGGGAGCATTAAATTAATAATTATTCTTCAGTAGTAGTATCACCTTGAATAACATTTAGTTCTTGTTGATATTGTTCTCTAGGAGAAATTATTCTTTCATCTTGAGATATTTCGTCATTGCCTTTAGTATCATCATAATCTGTAGGAATTGCATCATTGTTTTTAGCAACTTCTAAGAATGTGGATCTAGGGATTAGTCCACCTTGATACCATTCAGTAATTAATCTCATCCAATCGCTTCCTCTAGGAGTAGCGTTGAAATCAGATGATAAATTAAATCTTATATCTTGTTCAGTGATATTTATATCATATCTCCAATTTATAAGATGTTTAATAATTTTTTTCATGCTTTCAGAAATCTTAGCATTTAAACTTGCTAAGGCTGCATTTTGTGATGCGTTTCTTAGGCTTAAGGCAACACCAGATTGATCAGAATTATTAGGCTCTAAACTTAACATCTTAACACCAATTCTTGTTAATTCATCATAACCACCTTTAATAGCCGCTTCCATATCAGAAAGTGCATTAGTTGGTGTTTGTAATGTTTCAACAGTGTCATCTTTATTAACAAATAACCAAGTACCTAAACCTTGCTTAACAAGATCAGTTTTCTCGGAATCAGTTAATGAATCAGATTTAACAACTGGAGTGTAAGTTGCACTTAAATATAATAAATGGTTTCGTCTTGAAATTTTATTATATAATGCAATTTCTCTGTTAACAATGGCAGTCATTAAAGGATCAACTGTATCAATTGAACCATTTAAAGGAAAGAAAGGTATATAATTCATTCTTACGCCATTTTGAAATAAATTTTCATTAGTACTTCTTAAAACCCAGTCATCAGTTAGTTGATCAAATGAATAATCAACTCCACCATCAATAAATGTAGGTGTATCAGCTGTGTTTCTAATAAATGTATCAATTACATATAAACCCTCTTCATTCAATTTATGAACTTGTACAGTATCAATATATTTTGGATGATAAGGACTATTTGGATCATATTCAAGTACAAAATATCTAGTAATTAAACTATCTAATTTTACTT